CTATCTCCACCCATGGCACCACCAAGTGCGCTTCCACCCATATATCCAGCAGTACCTACAGCCATTTGTGTTGCCATTCCAGCAATCAAACCACCAACAGCATATCCAGGAACTACAGCACCACTATTTATAGCATGAAGTAATGGTAAGTTTTGAGAAGTAGCATCCTTATTGACAACAAATTCACCAGGAGTTAACATTGCTGGAACAGTGTCTTTATTTCCAGTCCCTGGAACTCTGTTACCATCATTCAGATACGTCCACTTTGATGGTTCTGTATCTTCTACTGTAATATTTGATTGTCCAAATAAGTTTTCATCTTTTCCTCTTGTTGCAAAAATTGTTCCAAGAGTTCCAGTCAAAGCTGCAATTCCAAGTGTTGATACAAGCATTGTTGCTTTTTGTTTACCAGTCAATGGTATTTTAGCTGATGCAAGCAAACCTTTTCTTGAATCTTGTCTAAACTTAGCAAGACCTTCTTTAGCCTGCTCTAATGTTTGATGACGAGAAATTTCTTTATTGTCATCATCATAAACTACCCATTTACCAAATCTTTCATCACCTGGACTGTTTCTGTCTTGCTCAATTTTGCCTGGGTATAGCTTGTCATTTTGACCAGAAATATCTTTACCACCAGATACACCCTTAAATCTTTCAGCAACTTTATCCTGATATGACTTAAGTGCTGCATCTGCTTCTTCTCTTGTCTGAAATACAATTGCTTTTCCAGTATTTGGATCTTTAATTTTTTGGTTAGCAGCATCATAAACGTGCCAGCCAGGACCAGTATACTGATTTCCTCCCCATGGCCTTACTTCACCACCAGTAACATATCCAGCAACTTCTCCATTATTGATAGCGTGAAGAAGTGGAAGATTTTCTGTTGTAGCTTTTTTATTAATAACAAATTCTCCAGGCGTTAGCATTGCTGGTACAGTATCTGTATTTCCTACACCTGGAACAATTGTTTGACCACCAGACTCAAATATTCTACGAGTGGCAAATGCTTCTACTGGATCTGCAACTCCACCAGTATTAAAGTTTTGAATTGGTATTAATCCACCCTTATTTTGTCGAATAAATTCATATTCATTAGTTCTTCCACCATATCTTGCAAATGGTTTTCCACTAATATCTACCATTTCTGGATAACCCATATCTAATCCAATTACATAAAGTTTTGTAGTTAATGGATCATTAGGATCTCCTTTTGTTAGATCTTGAATATAACTAATTTTTGCTTGACCAGGAGGTATATATCTATCACTCTTTGTAGCTTTAAAGAATACATTTACATTTGAACCCTGTTGTCTTAAACGTTCTATTTCAGCAAATGCCTGCTTTCTTTTATTTCTTTTATAATAAAGACTTAAAATTTCTTCATCAATTCTTCTTTGTAGCTCTGTTGGATATTCTAAATTAGTCCTATGTGATTTCTTTGCTATATCATAATCTCTTTGTGCTTTTGATTCTCTAACAGTATCTGATATCATAGCTCTTTCTGTAAGAGTTAAATCTTGATCTTCAGTAAAACCAAGTTTAGATCTAGCAGATTTACGTTCTTGTTCTACTGCAAGTCTTAGTTGTTCAATTCTAGCTTCTTCCTGAGCTACTGCTTCTGGTGACATTTTATCTTGTGCTTGTTTTAATTGAGCCTTAAGATATTTAATTTTTCTAATAACATTTGCTTGCTCACCCTTAATGTGTTCTTTATATGTTGATCCATATAGTGGAACAGATCCACGAACAGTAAGCATATCAATAGCGTTACTCCACTCTTGATTTTCACTAGCAAAATATCTCATGTGATTATATGCTATTCTTTCATCTGTGGACCATGATCCCTTGGGGAATGGGATCATTTCTCCTTCAAGATCTATAATGTCTCTATAGTTACCACTAGCTAATCTATCTCTTAGTTTTCTATCAATAAGTGGACTTGATCCACCAGCACCTCTAAATAATTGTGGACCAGCAAATGGTTCTCTACTTTGTGATAACAAAACTCTTTGAGCAGCGGTTAAACTAGCATATCCATGATCAGCATACTGTTGTGCTGCAGATTCTAGTGTTTGATCTGGTTCAGCACCAAGAATCTTTCTTTGTCTACCAGCTAACATTCTTCTTAATGTAGCGCCAATTGCTGGTCCACCACCAACAAGATATTGAACACCATCAATTAATCCACCAGAATTAGCCCTAATAAACCCTTGCTCAACTAATGTTTGTTTAACTTGTTGATAAAATGTTTGATGTTTTTGAAAACTTTTATCTTTTAATTTATTGTGCGCTAATGCCCGAAGCATTGGAATCCATCTTAATGGTACAGCACGAGTTTTAGAACTCATAAAACTTTTAACTTCATCATTTTTTGATTTTTCTGCTAAATCAAATAAACCAATTAAAAATTCATAATCATCTCTATTTGTTGTATGACCACTACCATCAACAATTCTTCTTACTTGACTTGAATATCTACTAGCAAAGGCTGGATTTTCTTTAAGAACCTTACTCATAATATCGTAAGCATATGGTCTTGTACCATCTTGCTTGATACCAAACAGGTAGTCTAGTCCCATATTTTCTAGGGTTGGTCTTGCTGTTACTGTTCTTGCACTGAACTGTTTTTCTTCTATTTGTTTTTTACCCTTTTTTACTTTTCTTGTTTTTCCTTTTCTAATATGAGAAAGATCAGTTCCCAACATTGTTTTAAAAGCATTTTGAAATTCTTTTGACTTTTCTTGTGAACCTGTTATCCAACCCTTTTTTCGAGCTAATAATAATGCATCTTGTACTTCTTTTTCATTACCTCTATATACTGCTGTTGGAATCCAATCTGATAATTGACTTGGTGCTTTTGCTGTACTTTTAACCCAAAAAGTCTCTCTTAAATTTAATAATAATTTCATTAATGAGTTTCTATCAGTTCCTGACAATACAACTCTTCCTGGATTAGATTGTGCAAAATATTGCATTCCAGGAATCATTCCACCTTTATTCATTCCAAGATGCATTCTTTGAATATCTGATTCTGATACAGAGTACCCTCTTCTTATAAATGTATCTTGTAGCATTCTTTGTACAGAAGTTAATGGAATATCTTCATAAGACATTCCAGTTCCTGTAGGATATGTTTGACCTGGCATAAGTAGTAAATCTTTTGATAAACCAAGTTGAGATCCGCTAACAACATATCCAGGTCTACCTTGAGAATCACGGAAATTTGTAACAGATTGTCTACCAAATGCTCTAGTTAATAATTGCTCATGAACGTTTGCATTGCCAGCACCAGTTACCATAATTTTTCTTAATTCATTACTAACTTCTGTTGGCATAGTGTATCTAATTGCATTTTTATCATTGATTAATGCAGAATAAATAGATGATAGTCCAGCTTCATCAAATCCTTTTGCTACTTCATCATAAATTTGAGTATCGCTAACTCTCATACCAGGTTTTGAAAGGAATCTTTGTCCTAAAGTTGATGCTAATCTATCTGCTGCTTCTGTTGGTGACAATTTTAATGCCTGTAGCGCTGCTTTTGCAGATGGAACACTAGTAAATGCTGGTAAGTAAAATTCTGATAAACCTGATAAAAATGCCATTTCTTCTTTACTTGCCTTACCAAATCTAGCTTGGCTATTAATTCTTCTTGGGCCAGCACCAACAAGATTTCCAAGTAGTTGAACTGGGTTTACTCCTTGTAGTCTAGGAGTAGCTGCTTGTAAAGCAGAAGTTAAATCTGCTCTTTGTTGTGCAGTTAATTGTGGCAATGTAACAAAATTTTGACCAGCAGTTGATGATTGTATTGGTAGCCCACTTGATATGGCTTTTGCACCACGAAGTTCTAATAGTCTTGCAAGCATTGCTGGTGGAATATTTTCTAAATCTAATCCAAGCGAGCCTGGTTGAATCTTCATACCATAAAACATTTTTCCAAATTTAGCAACTCCACCACCAGTATTAAATCCTGGAACTTGTGCACCATTATTAATTGCATAAAGAAGTGGAAGATTTTCTTGTGTTGCTTTCTTATTTACAACAAATTCTCCAGGGGTGAGCATAGCTGGAACTGTATCTTTATTTCCAACTCCTGGAACAGTATTTCCTTCATTTAAGAATATTGGGCCACCCTTATTTCTTCTTCTTACGTTTGGTTGTTGAGCACGTTGAGCTTGTTGTGCTGCTGATGATCCTGGAACAAATGTTGCTGGATAAAGTTGAGCATACTGATTCTGAGCCGCAGCAGCAAGATTGATTGCAGCAGCTAGTTCAGTAAACGCTGCTGTAGCTTTATCTGCACTAGTAATTTGAGATACTAAAGCAGTATTAGCATTTTGTGTTGCTATTCCAAGTTGTTGTGCAGCAGTAGCTGCATCCATCTCTTCTAAAGACATATATTTTAATGATTGAGAAACAGCTTGAATAGCACCAGCAAAACCAGCTTGACCAAAACCTTTTACAGCTCCAGCAACAACACTTCCAAATTTAACAAGTGTGCCAACTAAGTTCATTAATAGACCAAGGAACATAGTTCCTGCTGGAACTACTACTCCAACAATAACTGTTGCTAATGCAGTAAAGTTTTTAACACCATCTGGTAATCTATCAAACATTTCAAATAGTTTTGAAAAAAAGTTAATAATTGGTGTAGAAATTTTCATAAACAATTCACCAATTGGTGCAATGGCCATTTTAAATCGTTCTATAGCTGCCATATATTTTGTAGATGTTGCTTCAGAAATGACTCTTAGTTCTTTTTCAGCAGACTTTGCCATATCTTCTGCTGATAAACCAGCTAATTGAAGAACTCTTGATGCTTGAGTACCATCTTTAATAATATTGTCAAATAGTGCACCAAGTCTTGCGTACTGGTATTTACCAAAAACTTCTTCTAGTGCTTGCTGACGACTAAATTGATCTAGAGTAGCTAGAGCTTGACCAAATGCCTGAACTGTTCCCATAAGGTCGCCGCGATTAGCTTGAACAATAGCATTAAGATTTATACCCATTTGAGCTAATGTATCGTTTGCTTTTTTAGTTGGATTAATTAGTGAACCTAAACCAGATTTAAGAGCGTTGGCTCCTTGAGCAGCAGACACACCACCTTCTTGCATTGCAGCAAGCATGGCAGCTAGATCTTTAACATCTCCTCCCAAGCCTACAATAACTGGCGCAACTCTTGGAATAGCACTAGCTAGATCTTGAAGAGTTACAACAGTTTGGTTTTCAACCATGTTTAGGAAGTTAATAGATTTTGTTAGCTCTTCTCCAGACATCCTAAAAGCATTTTGTAAAGCAATAGTTGCCTCTAGTGCTTCATTCTGTTCCATTTGTCCAAGAGTAGCCAGCCTTGTTGCTTCTGTTGTAGCAGATATAAGTTGAGCATTTTGTGCGCCAGCAGCAGCAGCCTCAGCAGCCAAGCCAATAGTGTCTTTAACTGCTATGCCATATTTTGTATATTCAAGTGCAAGAGCTTCGATTGCTCTCATATTTGCTTCTATTTCTTCTGGTGGAGTAAAAGCATCACCATATACTTTTTTAAATCTTACTGCTGCCTGTTCAATTTCTTTAAATGTTTTTGCAGCGGCTCCGCCAAAAATTGCTAATGGAACAGTAAAGCCAACCATAAGCTGACGACCAGCCCACTGAGTATTTTTACCAAAGTTAATCATTGATGTTGTTGCTTGACGCAACATTGCACGATGAATTGCTAATCTTTCATTAGCTACTGCTGCCTCTGTATTAAATGCTGCTAAGGGACGAACAGCGATAACATCTCTAAATCCTTTTGCAGCAGCAGTTGTTTCATAAAATGTTGTTTGTAGAGCTTGTGCTCTAGAATTTGCTAATGATAAAACAGAAGCAGCCTCTGCACTATCTTTTCTAAACCTAGCATTAAAGTATTGACCAAGAGTTCCCTTCCCTTTAGATAAAGTTTGATCAAGCCTTCTTGCAGCAGTTTCCATTCTTACTTGTTCTGCAGTAAAGAATCTAGTAGAGCTTACGGCATCCATAAGGGTGCTAGAAAATCTTTGTGCAGCTTCAGCTTGAACAAGATTATTTTTACTTAATGTTGCAGAAAAAGAATTAATTTGATTTTGTAAAGCTCTGAGCTGAGTGGCAGCAGCAGATGTATTTACATCAATATTAATAACTGCTCTAGCTTGTGCCATTAACTACCTCATAATCAATGCCCATTCCAATTCCAAATCCTGCCTTTTGAGCAGAAAATCCTTGGAGGGCCAAAATATCATTAGGATCGGACGTTTGACCACCACTCATATGTCGTGCTTTCATTGCTTCCCATGGATTAACCTTAGCTTGTTGCTTATCAAGATCAATACCTTTTAACGCAGCAAAGAATTTTTTATTATCATAATCTTCTTTTTGCTTTGCTTCAAGAATTGCTACCAATTCTGGCATTGATAGGTTATCCTCCATTTCTTGGTAGTCCTTCCAGTGTCCCAGCAGGAATACCTGTGATTCTAAGGCGACTAGATCTAGTTCGTCCCAGCTAGAGCCGCCGCCAGTGCGTTTGGGTCGTTCAGCTTAATCCCTGCAGCTACTTCAATAATTTTATATACAGTTGGAAGATCGACTACTTCTTCCATTTTTTCTTTTGTAGCAAACTCTGGATTGTATTGCTTCATTGCAATTGTTGCACACTCAAGGAGAACGTCCATAGACTTAATATTGTCCTCTGCGACTTTCTCATCACCAATCTTCTGAAACTCCTTCATAAAATCACGAAGAAGTGAAATTTTTAATGGACGCATACTAATTGTTGTACCATCCATAAGCTCAACCTCTACAATTTCGTAGACTGAAGTTGCCATATATATCCTCCTAGACTATAAATAAATTATAACATAGGGAGCCAAAAGATTTAGCCCACCCCAATTTAGGAGTGGGCCAAACCGTTATAGTTGATTATCAGACTGCGCCTGTGTAGGATACAACTCTGTCAACAATCTTGCCGTATGAACCATTAGAAGCTGGCATTAGACGGAATGTGACCTCAAACATTGAAGCCTCATCACGCTTTGCGCTAACAGTAACGCTCTCAATTGAGAGAACGCGAAGAGCGACATATACGCGCTCTACTGCGTTAGCACCAGTTGCTGTTGGATCGCCACTACCAGGACCAACTGCAATAAGAGCACGCTCTAGTGGAACCTCACCAAGGTTACCTGACTGCATGTTGAATGCCTGACGTGAAGATGTTCCTGTACCGCTAAGGTCATCATCGCTACCAGCGGTAGCAATGAGCAGATTGTCAAGTGTGGCCTCAGCGAATGCTGTGACTAGGTTTACCTGCATACCCTGCTTGAACATGCGAGCAACGTCAAGTAGCTGATCAACCTGAACCTCACCAAAATCTGGCTGGAACTGTACTTCTAGGCCATTCATGGTGTAGCCAACGTTGCTCCAAGAAGCTGAAGCTGAAGCTAGTGTATCAGCGTACTTTGCACTTGCAGAGAAGTTTGGTACGTCACCACTTGCACCGCCTGTTAGAAAGCGATATTCAGCGCCTGGACCAGTACCTGTGTAGTACTCTAGTGGTCCCTTCTTGGAAACATATACCTGGGCTGCACCAACGATAATATTTCTTGAATCACCTAAAGTTGCCATATCTTTCACCCCTTAATAATTTATTTTATTTTTGGCGTGGGGGTGTTTCCTCATCTTTATTATATAGGTATATTTAAGCGTTATTATATATGTTGGTTAGGTGATAGTCATACCTAATAATTAGTTCTGTTGAGTATAGTTTTGATGTACCAGTTTGCTGAGTAGTTGAGTTAACATATTTTATTTGCATTGCATTAACGCAATGAAAGTAAAAATCATCATTTGCAATAGTTCCAGCATATTCATTAATATCTTTTGCTGATATATCTTCTCTGTCAAGAACGTTGATGATAAAGTCTCTCCACTCGTATATCTCTCCAATTGTCCCCTTGATTGAATACATCATTTGAGCACATTTAACTGGATAAAAATATTTGTTTGTTGACCTTGAACGAATAAAAGAATCATAAATAATATATGGTTTATTGCCCCACGTTGTATCGCCAGCCTTCGTATCTGCTATAGGGAAAATAGGTATAGTTGAACCATATTTAGCGTAGGTAGTAGGCTTAGCTAATTGAAATTGACGCCAAACATATTTATTAATAATAACTTCTGGATAATCACTCATTTATGTCTCCTACTGGCATATTCATAATCCATGATAATGCTGTTTTTCTACCTACACCATTTGCATTATTTGATCTCATTGCTACACCAAAATTTTGTTCATATGGTTTTGCATCCATAAAATATTGATAAAATCTTATGGCATTTAAATATATTTTATCAAAGTATGTGTTATAGAATTCTTCAAACTGCTCAACAAAAGATCCACGAACATCTGGTCCACCAGGATTTTCAATAACAATTGGTCCAGTTCTGAAATATTCTACTCCATCGACCTCAAAAAATAATGCTTCAGCATTTACCTCATTAACAATAACTGTTATACCTTCTTCCATGACTCTTGCCTTGTCATAAAAAACCTGATCTGAAGTATCACTGGGTATTTGTGATTGCAAAAAATCTGCACTTATAGTTGCAGTTCTTTTTGTTAAAGTTCTTTTTAATTCATAAAGTCTTGACTGTGGATCTCCAACTCTACCCCACTCATATACATGGTGAAGCATTCCAGGATTTACTCTAGCTAGTTGATCTAAATATTCATAAAATCCAGCAACGCTTGCCTTTGATAGCTTATTAACAATTGTTGATTCTTGAGCTTGAGTTTCTTTAATAAATCCATCTGTATACTCAACTAAATTATTTAAAAGTTTTGTTGCTTGTTTACCGTCAATTTTTACTGATACCATTTATAACTCCTGATCATCAGCGCGTACTAGATATACTCTATATCCCATTAAAACACTAAACATATCAAACATAGGTTCAACTGCTCTGACTTCAAAAACTGTGGAGTCTGTTAACGACTCTCTCCATACAAAATTTCCTTTTGAATCTTTTATATCTTTAATTAAAATATCAGTTATTCTATAAATTTGATCATCTGAAGATTGTAAAATATCTTCACCTGTTCTAAAATTTACAGATAAGTCATATTCAATAATTTGTTCTGGACTAAGAAATTTAGGTACTTTTGAATCTGGATTTTGTTTAATTGCTGAACATTTTATTGTTCTATCTTTATTCCAATCTTTTATTATTTCACCAAAATCATTTTGTGATTGAGTAGCATAATATATATCTGCACTCATTGGATAAAATAAATTATTTAAACTGGAACCTGGAAACATTATATAACTCCAGGCACTATAGTATTCTTATATTTAGATAATATATTGTCTACTGTAAAGTTGCCAGTTCCATTCATAAATGTTTTTGCAAATTGTACTTTGAATTCAACATTATCAAATGACTCAATGTACTTATTAATATATTGCATATTTCCAGATGCAATATCTTGCATAAGTAATTCACAAGCTTTTTTAATATCATTTGGAACAACTTTGTACCCAAAGTCACCGTCAATTAAATAGTCATATCCACTGGCAAATGAGGCATCATAGTATCTGTCTCTCCATACCTTTGCATATTCAAGCTTGTTTTCAATAACTTGAGATGGAACAATTGATGATCCATCTAAGCTAATTTTATATAAGTTCATTTCAGCATCAGATGAGTCATGAATTATTAATCCATTCTCATACATTTTATAAAGTTTACAAATTCTTTCATTGATTGGAAGGTAGTCCATGCCCATTCCAGTCACTTCTTTATTTTTACGAATAAAGTAAAATGTTCCACACTCAGATTCAATAATTGCTCTTGCTATAGATTCGCATTGAATTGCCTGAGCGGTACTAATAGCTAATTTATTTTTTACTGCAGTAATATCACAGTATGGACGAATAATGTCTAGTCCAGTTGAATATACAAGAGCATTGTTCTGATAAATATCAAATTCTAAATTACCATAATATGTTAAATAATAGCTATTCAAAGTAAATGTTACTAGCTTGTTGCTGTTTGATACCGCAGAAGCTGAGTATGATGTTCCAGTATTTAAATCATCATAATATGCATGATATAGTGCATTAGCAGTGGGAACTGTAAAAGTAGCTTGAATAGATGTGCTTTCAGGTAGTCTTAGAACTTCCACTTAGACTCCATATGCATTGGCTACTTCTTGTGGGGTAGCAATGCGAACCTTATTTGTAATTTTCATCCACGCCTCTGCATTTTCTGACGTTGTGATATTGTATCCTCTATCTAACCTTCCTAATGATTCATCGTATAAACCATTTTCCGCAAATACTGCTACTTGTTGTGACACAATATCTCCTTGTTTAACATTATATCATTAGAAAATAAAAGAGAGGGGCTTGCGCCCCTCTCCTTTTTATATTTAGTTATATTATGGCTTTGTGCCGTATGCGATTGCATCTGTCTCTTCGACCTCTACACCAAAGCGAACGAATACGGTGTATTCTACTGTATCCTTCTTTGGCTTGAACTCGCGGTGGACAGTTACATCTCTCTGGAAGCCCCAAATACGATTCTCGGGGAATGTAAGAGAAACATACTTGTCGGGGAAGTAAGGAACCTCGACAATTGGTAGACCAAGTACACGATACTGTACTGGTGCACCAACGATCTGTGGTACTGTACCATCGACGATTCTCTCAACGATTCTTTCAGAGTTGAAGTTACCTGTCTGAGCAAGCTGGTTTAGCAGACTTGATAGAGTTGGGCTACCAGCATAGAACTTCATTGCTGAACGTGAACCACGGTACTTACGTGGCATAGCTAGAACGATGCTCTGTAGATCCTGAACAGTCCAGTTGGAACCACTTGAGGATACTGCTGTGGCCTGATTGCCAGTCAGCTCCTTTGCGTAGAACCCCTGTAGAATGTTAAGGAACGTATTTGTTCCAGAGCCAGTGCCGTTGATAGCAAGATCCTCTAGATCGTTAGCAAATGCACGAGTCATTGTACGAACTAGGTGATCCTCCAGTCCAGCGCCCTCTAGGTTGTCCTCTAGGGCTTCAGTTGATACTTCCCAATCCAGTCTAATCTTCTTTGTGGAGATTTCGACCTTTGTGAAGGCAACTGCTGCATTGGTATATGTTGCATCAGCCTGTGCTGCTGCACGAATGACGCGCTCACCAACATTTAGCTTCTCAAGTTCTGCAGTATTGGATCGCATTGTAACGCGACGACCATCCTGTGCAAGAACTTGCTGCTCCCAAATGTATTCGATGAACTGGCGAGACTGCTCAGGATTGAGAATACCGCCGTCGTCAGTTGTACTGCCAACTACACCCAGGTCGTAGAGCTGTGGATTGGTTACGCCACCAATACCACCTGAAACTACTGCACCTGCTGCGGCTGCTTTTTCTAGGATTTCATCTGACATTTTTTTCACCTCCTGGTTAATTACCGATATAGGTCAGCGGAACTGAGGAAACGACCGCCCCACATGGATTTATTCATTTGTACTTCCTGAACGATCCCGCCAAGATCGCCAGACTTACGGACAGCGGTATCTGCTTCTACCTGATCCATACGCTGTCCAAACTCACTGATATTACCTTTTACCTCATTGATATTGCTCTTAACAACATCAACTTCGCCACTCACTGTATTAACTGATTTCTTCAGATCTGCAATTTCATCAGTAAGGGACTTAATTGTTGCAGAAAACTCTTTAAATGCGTCAACTAAAGACACTTTGACTTCATCAACTGATTTAGCCAAGTCTGCGTTGTCCTCATCTGTAGGAGTTGTGGATTTTTCGATAGCCTCTTCTACAACATCTTCAACAGTCTCATCTGCTGACTTCTCAACAGTCTCCTCTGTTGTCTCTTCTGCTGACTCTTCAGCAGGGGTTTCAACAACATCTTCAATTGCCTCTGGTGCAGCATCAGACTTTTCAATTACTTCTTCTACTACCTCAGAGACTTTTGGTGCTCTTGCCATGTTAATCCCCTCCTTTTCATTATTTTCAGCAATTGACTTGGCTATTTCGTCAATCGCCTCTCTTTCATCAGATTCTTCATCTGAACTCTTTGTGAATGTTTCAAAAAGCTCCTTGATTGTATCAGATTTATTTACATCATTACTTTCAACAAATCCGATATTTACCATGGCCTTGCTGCATTGAGGACAAGCATACTGATTCTTTTCACTAAGAATAATTGTGTCATTTGATGCACACCAATAAACTGTTTCAAGATAATTCTTTTCAATTTCTTGTTCCCCGTCTACAAACTTTTGAATAGAAACAATGTTAGCTTCTGGATTTGCTGGATTGTCAACAAGTGATAGCTCATCAAGTTCATAATCTTTGATAAGTCTTACTGGACCATCAGCATTTTTTGTGTACATATCCTCTGACTCATTAATTCTTCCACCAATAGAAAATCCTGTAAGAATATTCTCAGTAACCTTGTACCAGGTATCTTGAGCACCCTTTGAGATATAAACATCGACATAAATACCGTTATATGTCTGTCCACTTTCTTTATCAAAATACTTATCCTGCTTAAAAGATACCATTTTCCCTACGGCTAGTGGCGTATGCTGCTCACGAATATTCCCACGGAATCTCTGAAATGCCTTGGCTGATGCTTCTATGCTAACAACATCCCCCTGCTTATCTAAAGTGTCAAGGGTGGCCCACCCAGAAACAATTCTTTTTTCTTTATCTACTTTCTGAATTGGCATTGAAAAACGGATGCTATCGCCACTTGTAGCCCAAAAAGCTTTTGATAAATCAGTCATATTATACCTATTATATATGTATTTTTTATTAAATTGTTATGGTGTTACTCTTCCTTCTCCACCAGGGTTTCTACCTGTCTCAGTTGCTGGTGAATCAGAAGCGTTATTTTGTCTTTCTGTATCTCTTTGCCTCGTGCCTCTTGTTTGAGCAAGCATTTCCGCTCGTTGCTGTGGGCTAATCACAACTGGATTTTGCCCTTCTGCTCTCATAGTAAGGCCAAGTCTTTGCCGTACTTCATTAGGAACAATGACCTGCATCTTTAGATATCTCTCATCAATCTGACTTTGAGTATTTTCATCTGTAAGAGTTAGCTCATCAAGCTTTAATTTAAACATATCTGTTTTTTCTTTAATAATTTTATTAATAACTTTTTCAAGATTTCTTTGTGCTGGTCTAGCTACCTGCTCCTTAAATGTTCTATCAGATGCAAGTGCGGAAGCAATTGATACTCCAGCAGCAGAACCAACTTTGCTCATTGGAACTTGATGAGACATAAGAATATCTTCACGATTTGATTTACGATACTTTTCAAATGATCCATCTTGTATGCCATTTTCAATTGGCTCCATTTTAAACTCTACCTTATTGTCTGGAGTATCTGATGGAAGTGGAAGGAAAAGTGTTCTATGATTTTGTCCACGAAGCCCAGCCTGAAGAAATCTAAAGAGTTTATCTTCTGATTCATTTGATAGCTTGCCACCTTTAAGAGTAACAAT